TTCTAAAATTTGTTTAAGTGCTTCGTTGTATTGCTTCATATTCCTCTACCTTGCAAGATCCTAAATCTCTAGTATTAGTTAGTATAAAGCCTTCTAAGAAGTTTTCTAAATTGATTTGAGTATCTGCTGTGTATGTTCCGGGAATACGGGTAATATATAATTTTTCTAAGACAGGTTTTGATTGTAATAAAACATTAACGCCGCCGATGACATATACAGTTTTATCGTTTTTTTTAATTAATGATTGTAAAATATATGGGATTTCACCGCTTACACTAATAACATTTTCTAAATTGAGATGATTATTAGTAACAACGACATTAGTACGATTTGGGAGGGGCTTTGGCATATCAGGACTGTTCCATGTAGTTTTGCCCATAACTACAATTTGGTTTAACGTAGTTTCTTTAAACCATTTAAAGTCTTCTTTATTTGGGGGCCATGGCATACCACCATTATTACCAATGCCCCCTTGGTCGTCGACTGCAAATAATCCAATAATCATCGAATGTTCTTTTTCTTCAAAAATGAATTTGTTTTAGATTGAATATCTTTTTTTACTTTTTTAATATCAAGACGAAAATCAATATCAACTATATATTGATCATACGTTTTTAAAATTTCAAATAATTCTTTTTCAAAAGAAACTATTCTATCAGCTTTTTTCCCAGTTGAAGAAACACTAATAATCCAATGTTTTCCGTTTTTAAAATTTATTGCTACCGATTCTAAATATTGAACTGGTAATACATTTAAATTTATTTCGCTTAAGATTTCGGGCCAGTGATCGATGATATCCTTATTCAATTTCTTTCCTTTTACTGTCACTTAGTCTTCTTAGTCGGCACTAACTCCTCTGCTAATCGTCTAAATTTTGCCGCTTCTTTAGCCATTCTATCTGCTTGCGATCGATAGTATTTTGCTTCTTCTTCCGGAGTCTCAAACTTGACCGGAATAGTTTCAGTCGGTTCGACTACGGGTTCAGTTACAGCGGGCTTGTTCTCGTCGTGTACAGATGCTATTTCAACAACTTCTGTTTCGTTAGATGAAGGCCTAATTGCTAAACTATCGACTGGTACCCCTCGCTGTTCTGCAATTAATTGATTAAGCTCAGATAGCAATATCGAAGTGTTAGTAGTCGGTAACATTTCAATTTGATCAGTTGATACTTTTACAAATCTTCCTTGTGTATGTAAAGCCGCTAACATAATAGACCCGTCTGGAAAATTTGATCGAGCTAATGCTTCTGCAAATTCGTTAGACGCTTGTCCGGCATTGCTTTCAACAAGATTGATTAACGAATCGTGTTGACTATCGGGGAGATTTTCTGTTAATACAATTAAACAATTGTATGCATCTCCGGGTAATGTTCGATATGCAACAATACATTTTTTATTGCTTGCCTTAACTCGTCCGACATGTTTAAGCTCAGCCATTCGCTTTTGCTCCTTCTGCCTGCTTAGCCACTTGTTCTAAAAATGCAGAAAGTTTTGTGTAAGTTTGTCCTACTGCAACCATTTCGTTAGGTTTAAATGCACCTCTTGAACTTGCAATATCAATAATTACTTTTAATGCATTTAAGTCATTAACAGTAAGTTCTGTAACTTGTTCGTTGTTTGCAGTATTTTCGTTGTTTGTAGTATTTTCAGTTTGGTCTGTCATAATAACTCCTATTTACAAAGTAATTATCTTACTTGTAAATGGGGGCAGGCAATTATGAAAAAACTTACATCTTTTTCGGATTCAAATCCAATCTGAGTAGTGTAGATAATTGAGTTGTTATTATCTAGAGATATACCTTGGCCGATATAATACCGGCCATTGAGATTTTTTCTAATCCACTTATCAATTAGTGAAACAACAGTTGGACTGTATTTGTTTAACGTTGTATATTTAAAATGAGGGCAGGCAAACTCAACCCTTCTAAGATCGAAATAATCTAATGGATTAGGTTTGCCGTGCTGAATAGCCATTAGTTTACATTCTTAAAGTCGTAATATGCATGTTCTCCAAACGGGGGAACAATGCTAGTGTTACCGTGAATAATGAATACTGTATCGCAGTAATTTTCATCACCCCAGCTACCACAAGGATATCCGTCAGTGAACATAATAAACTTCTTAGGTTGAATATCATGATGCTTCATGTATTCCCAGTTAGCTTCAAATGATGTACCACCACCGCCTGCAATTTGATAGTTTGCAAACTCATCGGAATTATATCCGTCAAAATCTGCTTCGTTATAAATCGCTGTATCAAAGCACCACAGTTTAAGTTTAAAGTCCTTAAATTCGTCCATAATACCTTTAACTTCGGTTAAGAAGTCTCGAGCTTCGAGTTCGCCAATTGAACCTGACATATCGAGTGCAATGCACACATCAATAGTTTCTGCAAAACTAGTCCCCGGAAGAACTGCATTCATATGCCATCCCTTACGATTAGGACGCATAAATGTATAATCATTTCGAATAATACTTTGGATTTGCTGACGAATAATTTCGCGCCAGTTCATCTTAGGTTCGGTTAACTCTTTGATTAACCTCGCTACACCTGCAGGTGTATTTCCTGCACCTGCTGCCTGCGCTGCCTGAATAGTAGCTTCTCGAATTTCATCTCGAATTGCCTTTAGCTCTTCTTTAGAATATGTTGGCTGTCCGTTTCCATTATTGTTTTCCCAGTCAATATGTTCGTCAAGTAGCTTACCGAGTGCATCAAGCATATCAGAATCCATCTTTTGGTAGATGTCGTCATACACTTGTTCAGCGCCCCAGCCATAGTATTTTTGGTCGTGAAACATTTGGAAATCTTTGATTGGGTCTCCGATTCGATCACGCACTAACTGTCCGTTGACGCAATAATCAGCGGCAGCATTAAAGATTTTTCGATCTCTGCCTTCGCACCGACCCATATGATCAAAAACATTATGCAAAATTTCGTGTGCAATAACAAATTCTACATTTTTACTAGTTAAAGTTTCGAAGAAGTCTCGATTAAAATAAATTGCTCGGCCGTCGGTAGCCGCAGTCTTACACCAGTCACTACCGTCTTCGATTTTAAGGCGGGTTGCCATATTTCCGAAGAACGGATGACGAAGCAATAAACCGACTCTAGCTACAATAATCTTGTCAATAATTGGATCTAAATGTGCCATTTAAATGTCCTTTGTTTATAAGTGTATATAGTATAACACCGCCCGTAGGCGGTGTCAACTACGGCAAGCTTCGATAAATTATCGTTCAGTTGCCTGTGCAATGTACTTACCGAACTTTGAATGGAATTCGTCGAAACAGTCAATTTCATCCGGATCCAAAGGCAACTTGTAAGTAGAAAGTGCCATCTTAGTACCCATAATAACAAGTTCAGTTTCGAAGTTGTTCATAATAAAGTTAAAGAAGTGGTTAACTTGACTGTTCCAGTCCTTAGCCTTCTTATCACATGCTTCCTTTAGCTCGTAACACAGTGATACAGTTAAAGAATACATTGCTGAAATTTCTTTAGATTCCATCTTAGTAACCTTGCCTGCAAGAATGTCAGTTGGATCAGGCATCTTGCTAGCAATCTTACGATGCGCCATAAACTTTACAGCAAGTCCTTCACCGATAGAACCAGAAGTAAGATCGGACAATGTGTCGGCGTCGGTATCGTCGTCAGTAAGAAGTTCACTCACAAAACACCATGAACGCGGTGTTGCAAATGCACGTGATGAAGACTTTGGATCAAAGTCATAAAGATCCTTTTTACTAAAAGTAAGGAATCCTAGTACATCCTTATGGATCTTATTTTCGGCAGCCCAGTCGAACCAATCTTCCCAGTCAACTGCCATTTCAAGATGCACAAACCGATTTGCAAGCGGAGCCGGCATACGATAGGTTACACCCTTGTCAGTTTCTCTGTTACCCGCCGCAACCATCACAACGTTATCAGGAAGTTCATAAGTGCCAACACGCCGATTAAGTACAAGCTGATATGCTGCCGCCTGTACAGCCGGAGCCGCGCTATTCATTTCGTCCATGAACAAAATGATCATATTATGATTTTCTGCAAAGTCCTTGCTTGGAAGTTCTGCAGGCGGCGCCCATCGCATTGTGCTATCATTACTGTCAAAGTAAGGAATACCCTTAATATCTGTAGGTTCCCACAATGAAAGTCGAACGTCAATTACATGTGCGTCAAGTTCAGACCCGAGCTGTTTAATAATGTCCGACTTGCCAATACCAGGCGGTCCCCACAAAAAGATCGGACGTTTATTCTTAAACGCCTTGCGAAGTGCCTTCTTAGCACCCTTAGGACCAACAGTACGGCTAATAATTTCACTCATTTAAATACCTATGTGTGTTGTTGAAAAAGTTAAGTAATTTCTTACTATGCAGATAGTATAAGACAAATGGTAAATGATGTCAAGTGTTTTTTTCACTTTCTAATCTATCGTTCATTGCTTTAATTAGACCATATTTTCGAATGTCGTCTGAAAACATATAAAGTTCAAAAGATTTTTTTTCTGAAAAAACAGTAATGCTTTTGTATGTTAAATAGTACGGGCAATCCATATATTTTTCAAGAAAAATGATTGTTTGTGGACTCAATTCAATTGAATCAGTAAATGGAATTTCATACGATGCTAGTTCCAGTGTTCCTATTAAAAACTCTAATCCCTCTTCTGTCAATCGAAACGAAAAAGGTTTGCTTGCTCGATAAGATTGCCACCATTTTCTTCCATAGAGCTGTACGTTAGCATCGTCTGAACTTTTACCCCACTGGTGTAAAAACACACGAGTTAACGAATCTCTAGTAATCATGTTGTAATTTCTCCAGCAGTTAATTTCATAACTTGGAAGTCTGTACAGTTAAATATTTGGTTTAATTTTTTCGCCAAGTTTAATGCATGGCCGGGGTTAGAAAAACTAACTTTCTTGTATTTAGGTCCCGGATAATTTGATATGCTATTTGAGCTTTTTAAATTAAAAGGGTCACCTTTATAAAATACAGCCCAAATAGCATCTGCTTCGAGAACTTGTTCGACTTTGTAGGTTTTCTTATCTATATGTTCTAATAAAATACGAGGTCTCGGTCTACTCATATGTTTCTCCGATTAACTACGTATATTTATCCTACTATTCGTTGCTAAATGTTCCGCCGTCCATTGACACATTAATAACTTCTGAGTCTTTTTGACTTTTGAGTAAATTAAACAACTGATCGTAATCTTGCAATACTTTGTCCATCATCTCGACTAGTGTTGCATTTAGTATTCTAGCCTGCTGGATATCAATTCTAATTTCTTTAGATTGACTAAGCTCGGCAGATTTAACTAGTTGAGCAAAATTTGTAATAGGAGTCAAGTTAATCGGATTTTGCATTTGATAGTACCGTTTTCATTTCTAGTTCTGTTTTAAACGGGCCTTTTGAAGGATACCGTTCGATAGTAATAACTTTAGGGCAAAAACTTTTAACCCATCCTTTATCAAATTTAATAATATAATATCCTGCACAGTACAGGCTTTTACTTTGTCCGCTTTTTGTAAAAAGAGGTAACTTCTTTCTTACATCGTACATAGCGTTATATGGTTTACATGATGTAGGATACCCGTGTACTTCTTTTATGTTTGCCGTGGTAACTTTAACTTTATTGTTATTTAAAAAGAAGTTAGAACCGAATTGTTGAGTTAGTTCTTCTTTTTTATTAAAAACTATTTCTCCGTCGGTATTACTAAGAATAAATTTATTATTCTCTTTCTTTTGTAGAGTTGCAACTTTTTCTCCGTCTTGTTCTACAATCCAATATTTTCCTTCTACTATTGGTTTAGCATAAATCTCTGTCATTAATCACCTGTTTGGATATTTTGCTTGAAAAGGCTCAGCATAATGTTGTATGTTGTCTGCAATTTTTTGCATATCGTAGGAATTACAAAATTTTAACATACGAATTCCGACTTGCGAAATTTCTTTTGGTTTACATCGATCGGAAATGCATTCTTTAATTATTCCTTTAATATGATCGGGTTGATATGATAAATCAATTAATCTACGATTTCTTTCGTAATCGTCTTTAACTCGATGTTCAGTACCGTTATGATCAATCCAGCGTTGTAGCATCAAATTATTCCAGTTGTACCCCTTACTGTTTCGATCATCAAATGCTTCAGTAAGACCGACTTTATTTTTAGATCCTTTAGTTCTAACCCCCGGGAAAGCACTAAAGACATTGTCACTGGTATCTCCTCTAATGCACTTTTCAAATAAAAGCCATTCTGGGTTTGGTGCTTTCTTCGGTTCTTTAGTTTTCTTATCGATTACTGGTTTGCCTTTTTTATCGAAGATGCCATTAATTGTGTGTAGCTCTTCGGAAATGCCGTTGTATTGCATTACATTTGGCGCAAGTAATTGGTAAAAGTCAGAGTCACTACTAATAATTACATGTTGATCATTTGGATGATTTTGAATAAATCCTGCAATAAGATCGTCTGCTTCTAGGTTTGGATGTTGTAAAACAGTACAATTAGTTTTGTCAAATACAAAATTTTTAAAATCGTCAAACGTCTCCCAAAACAGCTTGTCTTCTTCTTGTTCCTTTGGTGATAATGCAGCACGTAGATCTGACCGATTCTTTTTATAAGGCTCGTAAAAATCTTTTCTCCATGAACGCCCTTCGAGACAAAAAACTACATGGCTCCCGTTAAAATCTTGCCATGCTTTTTTAATGCTATTGAACATAATATGTAATGCCATGCCGAGCTTAATGTCAGCATCACCGCGAACTACATGTCGAGATCTAAAAAATGTATTTGCTGAATCAACAATAATAAATGTCATGAAACCTCTGATCTACCGTCATTACGTTTAATAATATTAATATATCCGATATCATCCTTAGATATATTAATCCCTTCCTCTGCGGCAACTGATGCACTGATTTCTCGAAACCATCTTGCTACAATTTCCTCATCTGGATCACCATCTGCACCGTATCCTTCTTGCTTTAATTTTAACACCCAATAGTCGTTCCAGTCAATGTCGTAGAATCCACGACGAATGTCATCGGTGTTAACATGTAAATGTACAACATCGACCCAAGGTTCCTTACGTTTTGTTGCAAGTTCTTTTGGTGTAAGTCTTGCTTCTTCTTCGGCTTGTTTCCTTTCTTTTTCTTCTTTTGCCTTTTTTCGAAGTTCTGCTTTTTCTTTCTTTAGAGATTCGTTTGCTTTTTTAACAAGCTCTAGTCTTTTTAGTTCTTCTGCCTTTGCTTGTTCTTCTCGAGCAGTAATACCTGTAATATCTCTAATAAACTTTTTAATTTTCATTATGTCCCCCAACTGTTACCGAATAACGGCAAATGCAATCTGTCACTGTATCTAAGTCCATTCTTTAACGCGAGTTCGGCAACTCGTCGTGCATTTAAATTATAAACTTCATTAACACCGCCTACTGGCATTAGATATACAGGTCCTTCAAACCCTTCAGCTCGATAAATGTCGACTGTCTCTAATGCTTCTTCGACATCATCTTCGGTAGCTACAACAAACTTAAGATAAGTGTATCCAATTTCTTGATAACTGCATACTATTGACGGCTTAATAGCATCGTCTCTTGACTCTCCCGAACAACTTAATTTAGCACTTACACTAAATGTAATGTCTCCGCCATTTCCATGAGGAAATCTTTGTTGGTTCCATTGAAGCAATGAATTTCGAAATTCTGTCGACAATGGTTGTGTTCCGTTAGTTTCGAACGTTATATTCTTAAGTTCGCCCATTTTAGGATGATCTAATAATATAGGATATGCTTTTTGCCAACCTAATAACGGTTCGCCGCCTGTAATTACAAGATGTTCGTCCATCCATTTTTTATAAGGAAGTAATTCAAGTATCTCGTCGACTAAATCGTCAATATGTTTAAACGGACTTAAATCTTTAAATTTAGGATGCCAGCTTGCATAGCTATCGCATCCGGTGTCAGCTAATGGCAACGACTCGTAATTTTTATAAGGACCTGCCTCGGCAATAATGTCGGATTCTTGACTTAATTGTCCTTTTTGCATACCAAACCCACGACATTGGAAATTACATCCAAATGTTCTCAAGAAAACAGAAGGAACCCCCATGAAGCGTCCTTCTCCTTGCAAGCTATAAAACAATTCTGATACTTTTATTTTGTTCATATTTTTATATTGATTTGAGCCACGGGATAAACATAGTGGCTATTAATTTATGATATTCTTCGTCGTAATGTTCATTATCTGATATGTAGAACTTTTTATGATTTATAAATCTTTTTTTAAAAAATTTCTCTACACTGATAGGAGAATATTTAGTAGCTTTCAACTCTGTGTAAAAATTAAGATTAGTAGGAAATGAAATTCTATCAGTCATTTGAAAAACATACATTTTGCAATTATGATTATTGCAAATTGTATCCATAATTAATATGTCTTTGAAGAAATCTCTTTGCTCTAGATGTGTATTTAAATCAAAGTAAAGCTTCACTTCCATGAAGTTATTTTTTCTAATATCCGGAGTTATCAGCCCATTGTGTTCGCTAAAGTTTAACGATACTTTATTTTCAAAGTCTTCAACAGTTGGTTTATTTAACAACTGTAATCGATTATCTTTAATAACTACATCATAATAAAATTCAACTAAATTATGTTTAGAACCATGATGATGCACAAAGTGATCGACCGGTAATACCTCATCTGATAAAGAATCGTTAGACGAAATAATAAATCTATTCCAGCTAGTTAATAAAACAAATATTTCATCAATATCCGGATGCTTGGATAACATTGTTGTTATCCAATCCGGGTACAATCTATTACACGCGCCGGGCATTGCGTATACTAAAGATTGTTTATTGTTTTCTTTAGCATAAAATTCTGCATAGTTGTTGTCATTCCATGAGGAACAATTAGACGAAACAGAAATTGCGTCTGATTGGTATCCACATGTATGGCTGTCACCTAAGAACAGAGTTTTCATTTGTGTCCTTTCATTGACAAACAAATATCATAAAACTCTTGTTTTAATGCAGAATCAGTATGGAATGCACCTAACATAATAGCAGTAGTCATATCGCTTTCGTGTTCTCTAACACCTCTCATAGTCATACAATGATGTTCTGCCTTTACTACAACGGCAATATGCGGAGTCTTTGCATACTCTTGTAATGCTTCGGCAATTTGTGTAGTCATTTCTTCTTGAATTTGTGGTCTTTCACAAATATGATGCACAAGACGATTGAACTTACTTAGACCGATTACTTCTTCGTCAGGTACGATTCCTACCCAACATTTTCCTACAATGTTTTGAAAGTGATGTGCGCAAGTGCTTCGGATCGATATTGGACCTGTAGTGTACAAACTTTTGTAACCCATGTTAGGGAATGCTGTAACTTTTGGAACAGGACGGTATCTTCCGCTAAATGTTTCAAGGACCATCATTTTAGCAACACGCCTAGCAGTATCATGTGTATTATGATCATGGTCGATGTCGATTACTAATGAATCAAGAACATCTTCAAACTTATCTGCTACTTCGTCTACTAATAAATCTAATTCTCCGTCTTGGATATATTCTGAAATATTATCGTTGCAGTGAAATCTTTTATTATCTAATATAATACGTTGACGAATGACATCGCTAATTAATTTATTTTCATTTTCCATTTATTTCTCCGATGATAAGGCAGTGGATTGCCATATACATATATCAATATACATTGTTATTTAGATTTAGTCAATTTCAATTGATTAATTTCTTCTTCTAAGTATACCTTATACTCTGACAATGTTTCTATTTTAGTATTTGAAGCACCTTGTTGTCTTAAGGATTCGATGTCTTTTGACACCATGTTAATTTTTTCTTGCAATTCGTTAATGTTAAGATCGTTCATTTCCAAAAATCTTCCCACGGATATATGATCCATACATCTTCTTCTGCTTTATTGATTTCTAATCCGCAAAAATCCATTTTTACACGGCTTTGACT